TTAACACGATTTAACACTATTAACACGATTTAACACTATTAACACGATTTAACACATAACACGATTTAACACATTTAACACACCGTTAACACTGTTAAACTTTCATAAAAATAATGTTTCACGTGGAACGGTGGATAACAAATGTTTCACGTGGAACAAAGGGTGAATGTAGCAAAGTGTTTCACGTGGAACGTTACAAGTGTTAACAACAGTTAATTTTATTCTTTAAGGCTTTTTAACTAAAAAAATTTGGTGGTTTCGCAAAATCGTTGTATCTTTGCACCGTGTTTAAGAAACAATATAAGTTTAACAATTTAAACATACAAAGTTATGACAAAGATTAAAATTAAAAATTTAAGTTCAATAATCGTTTTGAATCACTTGTATATGTCAACAAGATTTGTAGGTGGATACGCCACCTGTGATTTTTCAGATTAAAGTTTAACCGCCTGTAAGGTTCACCCTTACAGGCTTAAAATAATTGATATATGGAATATTCATATTTTAAAATCACATTGAAACAAGCCGACAAAGAATCGGTTTTTATGGTACGTTCTGACAAAGTAAGTGAGTTCTTTAATAACAAGATTGATTACTTACAGGGTGATTGCTCAATAACAGTTAAAGGGCGTTTTCCAACGCACAAAGATTCTCGCAAATGGTTTATTATCACATCAACAGAAAATAAATGATATGAAAAAGATTAAGTATTTTAAATTGTCTGAGTTCATCAACTCAGCAACGGCGCAACGTCTAAAAATAGACAATACGCCATCGTTTGAAATTGTGGATAACTTGAATCGTTTAGCCGATTATTTAGACGGTATTCGTGAAAAGTTAGGTAAACCGATTTTAGTTTCTAGTGGCTACCGATGTCCGTTGTTAAATAAGGCGGTCGGGGGTGTTGTTAACAGTCAACACCAAAAAGGTTTGGCGGCTGATTTGGTTTGTGCTGATATGGCAAAACTTGAATCGGTTCTCAGAGAAACAGGCGGTTTTGACCAACTTATTAAAGAACACCGCAAAGGTTTTTCAAATTCGTTTTGGTTTCACGTTTCAGTTTGCCAACGTAACGGTAAACCTCGCAACCAAATTATAATGAATTTGGAAAAGAAATAGTTATGTATAAGGTGATAGAAATTTTGTTGAAATCGGTTAAGGATTCAACAGAAACTTTGCAGTATATAGCAGAAAACACATCATGTACAAACGGTATGTTATTAAATTCTGTTATTGATACGTTGAAAGCGCAAACCTTAGCAATAAAAACTATTTCGGGCAAACTTGATGAAGAAACGGCAAAGAAAAACCGTGCATTGGATTTTATTCGTAGCAAAAATTTAGCTTATGAATTCACTAATAAAAAATAAGAAAACAGGCGGTAACATTTTTACCGCCTGTTTTCTTTTATAGATAAACGCCTGTTTCAAGTTGTGAAACAATTTCGTTATATTCATCTACCAACAAATTTGCAGCGTTCAAATTTACGTTTTCAAAATGTGCAAACCCTGTAACGTCTTTCAACGTCACATCTTTTTGCGTGTTGTTAATTACAACGTCAACGGTTTTATTTTCCGTTATTAAAAAGTAAGGTTCTAAACCATACAAAATTTGTTCGTTCCATTCGTCACCGCCAACGATATTTAAATCGTTATCCCCTGTTCTATAAATAACATCACGTGACAAAGAAAAACTTTCAAATTGAAATGTTACACCGTCACACGATAGGAACGCCACGGAATCACCCGTAACGATGCTAACTTTCAAAGACAAATTAACCGTTTTACCAATATACGAACTATCAACAGGAACAAACCCACGGCACGGGATAAAAACCGAAATCTTTGAATCGTAATCGGCATTGTTACCGTTTAATCCTGTAAGGGCAACGTTTCCGAAATCTATTGTTATAATATCGGTTTTTGGTGATTCTACAACGATTTTTGTATCATAGTTACCGCATTTCAAGTTATCCTTACCACTTACAGGAACGTTTGTGAAAATACGCTTAATACGGTTCACATATACGCCCAAATTAACGGTTTGTGTTGCACCTGTTGTTTCATCAACCACTTTAGAAAAACGTATCTTGCTGAAAGCGTCTAAATTTTCCAAACTTACTTTATAAACATTAATTGCACCGTAATTTTTAGCAACGGGTTCAATTATATTTGCATTGGCATTCAAAGTAAAGTTGAAATTTGGCGTAAATGTTAGCGTTCCCGTTTTCTTTTCTGCATCTAGCGTAAAGTTTACCGTTTTAGGGATTCCGTGTTCTAGATAGTAAACGTTTGGCGTGATTCCGTCAAATATAGCGTTTTCGTTTGCCGTTACCGTTACCGTAATTTCCTTGCCCTTTTCTACGGTTTCACCCGTCAAACTTGAAATGCAATTTTTTAAATTATATGTAACGTTTACAAACGTTTTAATTTCATAAGCGTTGGCATTAATTGTAAAATTGTCGTTTGGGGTAATTGTCACCGATGCAGTTAATTTGTTGTCAGCTACATTAAAAACCGTTGACGGTGTGCCCGTTGTTTCATAGACAATAATTGGGGCAGCACCCGAAAAAGAAAAACCCGTGTCTGCGGTCAAAGTAATCGTTATCTCTTCCCCTTTGTTTACCGTGCCATCGTTTAGCGAACTATTACAATTTGACAACGTATTTGTAACTGTGACGGTTTCGGGCACGGGGTCTGTACTTTCAACTGTAAACGCTTTAATGGTACACGTTGATGCATTTGATGGAATCACATAAGAAATCGTTGCTTTTTTCCCTGTGGAATCCAAAACAAAGTTTGTGTTGATATATTGGAAACTTGATGTTCTGATAGCCACCAACGGTACAGGCTCAAACTTATATCCCGTGTTTGCCTGTAAGGTCAAACTTAAAGTTTCCCCGTGGTCTATCGTTTCGGGTTTGTCACCGATAACGGTTGTTTGTTCTGATAAGTTATAAGTTACTTTCATAATTAAACATTTCCTTTAATTGTTACCATAATAATACTACCCGTTTCGTTTAACAACTCTTTATTCGGGAAATCCAATTTTCGGATATTAGGGCGTGAATCGAAAACGTTTGAACGGTTTGAAAGATATTCGTTAACATTTTCACCCTTTGTAAGCGTTCCCGTACTATTCAAAATAATATCCTTATAAGTGAATAAAACGTCAACACGCAAACGAACTGTGCAAATATCACCGTCTTGTTGCTTTTCTGAAACGAAATAATAACGGTTCAAACTTTCGATATAAACGTAATTAAACGTAACAGGCGTGCGAGTTCTGAAACGTACAACAGGCGTTAAAACGTTAAACGTTGCATTCAATACGCCCGTGTATTCTTCGTTTTCCTGTAAGGTCTTGTTAACGGCATTCGGTTTACCGTCATAAATAAACGTTTTAATTTTAATCATACCGCTAAAATTTAAAAGGGCGTGTCCCTGTGCTATCAACTACAGGAAACACGCACCAACAGTTAAACAACCAACTAGGCTATAAAGAACACCACAAAGTTTTCGTTTGTGTCGTTGAAGTAGCCAGAATCGAATTTATAATAATTGTTAAAAAATTCTGCTTTGGCGTTGTAGTTGGTTGTTACTCGCTTATCTAAGTTTGTAACACCCAAAGCGTCACGGTCAAACATCACACCCAATACACCATTGATAGAAACCGTTGCACCGCTTGCAGATTTCACATCAATCTTTGAAACGTCGGCAAAGGCGTAATTTTTGCCCGTTGCCTGCCAACTTGCCACGGTTTCAGCCTGTGGCAACAATACGTTTTCATTGTGGAACGTATCGGCATACAGATAAGTTTTTGCAGCGGCTGCAAAATCACTCAACAAAACGGTGTGTAACACGTCCTTTGGTGTGAAACGTTCTTTTCCACCCACGTTAAACAGGGTTGAAATAGTTTGCAAACGGTCTGAGTACAAACCCATAATGTATGCAGCAAAGCGGATAAAATCGGGTGTGGTAATTGCCACGTCAGATTCCAAATGTTTGCCCGTCTTTTCGTTATACAGGCGCAAAAGGTTGACGCATCGGACGGTTGAACCTGTGGAGTAATCAACAATTTCGTGTGAACCTGCAACGAAACCAAAGGCGGTTTTGTCAGCGTCCAAAGTTTCCGCAATCATATTGTTAATTGTACGCATAATAAGCGCATCGGTTTTAATAGTCATTGACTTTTCAACGGCGTTGTAAATCATTGACAGAAAACCGTTCAACTGTGCTGCACTGCTGAAAGACTCTTTAACCTGTCTTTCTGTGATAGATACGGGAACTTCAAAAGTTACCTTTGAGTTGAAGAATTTGGCTGAAACAGTCGGTTTGTGGAATACATCCTGTTTGTACTCTTTGCCGTCCTGTAAATTCCACGTGTCATTCTCTTCAGCCTGTGGAACGTCTGCTGAAATCTTTTCCAACACCGAACCAAATTCCCACGCATCCATAAGAACTGACGGAACTTTGCCCGAATAAGGACGGTTAACGAACACTACTTTGCCGATATGATTAACCAACGATTTAACGTAGTTATCCACGGCATTTTGATTAAACACTTCGTTGCCCAAATCAACGATACCGGCAAGGTCTTCTTGGACCAGATCGCTTTTGCCTAAAACTTCACTTGATACGCTATTAATAAGCGTATAAATCTGTTTTATCTCCATTTTATAAAATTTAAGTATTAATAAATATCTATTGTTAACTCTTTTGCAAGTTCTGCGATAACTTGCGTTTTGAAATTTGTTCTTCTAAGAATCATTTCTTTTTGAACAATTTCGCTAACAGGAATACCATTCGGCAAACTGTTCTTAACAGTTGTTTTCGTGCCCGTTTCTTGACGGTTTCCTGTGGAATCTCTTTGCTGTTTTGTGTCATTTCCGAAATCTCCATTATTAAACGTTACACTTGAATCAACCGTGTTATTATTGCCTGTTTCGTCAACGGTGTTATTTGTTGTTTCCGTCAACTTTTCAGTAACAGGGTTTAACGGGTCATATTCGTTATTAAACACTTGAATCTGTTTTTGCCATTCGTCAAACTTAACTGTTATGATACCTTTTACAATATCATTCGCAGTTTCGGGCGTAACGGAATTTACTAGCGTTCTGTTTCCATATTTGAAACAAAAATCAATATCAATTAAAACGGGGTCATCGTCATTAAATATTGATTTGTACAAAACAGGAAACAGGGGTTTAAAGATTTTTTCAAACAAACCATTTTCACCCGTGAAAAGTTCATTAATTTTCATCTTTGTTTTCTGTTTCTTCTGTTTCTTCGTTTTCTTCTGTTTCCGTTTCCGTTTCTTCTGTTTCTTGCGTTTCTTCTGTTTCTGTTTCCGTTTCTTCTGTTTCTTGCGTTTCGTCCGTTTCGGTTTCCGTTACAGGGTCAACGTCTTCTGTGTCGGTGTGTCTGTGTCCGTCTTCTGTGGCTTTGAGTAACGATAAATAATTTTCGTGTTCAATTTTCCAACTAGAACCCAACGTTACAGAAATTTCCGTCCCAAACATTTCGTTAACACGTTTTACGCCCTCAACACGTTCTGTTAACATTGAATCAACAAACGGCATTAAAGCGTCAATATTCATTGAAACTTCTTGCGTGTTCAAACGTTCACGTTTCATGTTATAATTTGCGTTCAAACCCAAATCGTTAAACATTGACGCTTTGCAATACTGCAAAAGTTCAATCATTTGTGTTATTTGCTGGTTACTTTGCGTTGGTGGCGTTTGCATATTTACGCCTTTGAAAAACGAATTTTCACCAACGACCGAGAAATCACCGTCCAAAATCTTTTGCAGAAACGATTCTGCACTTTGTTTAGTCTTATCATCACTTGCAGAAATAAGCATTGTTATTCTAGTTAAAATACTAGTCATATTCAGCGTTATAACTGCATCGGTGTAAAGTACGCCATATTTTCCGATAATTGGCAAAATTGAATCTGCAAACGGTGTATTGTTTATAACTACAATATCATCACCGATTTTGAAAGTTTTATCCAACTTTAACCAAGGGTTTGCAACAACGAAATCTTTGCCCCAATAATACGCATCACATTCGCCACAACGTGAACCCTGTAAGGCGTACAAATCACCGTTAACTTTGGCGATTCCAACATTACCGCTAGTTTGCAGAATCTTTTCAAGTTCTACAGGCGGCATTGTTTCAGGCGTTCCTGTATATTCAAACATTTTTGAAGTCATACAAAGAACGCGTTGCATAAAAGTATTTAATGCAGAATCTTTGTTCTTAACTTCTGTTTGATACAGGTTATATAAATTTTCTTTTTTCATTACTTGATAAGCGTTTTAATTAACGTACAAAGTTCTGTTAATACTTTCGTATTACTTTGTACCGTTCCATTTAACTTGTCAGTTTCGTTTTGGTGGCGTTCGTTCTGTTTCTCCATATAGAAAAAAAGGGCGATACAAACCGCAACAGGAAAACCAACGTTACTAATTAAAGATACGATTGCGTTTAAATCCATATAGTAAATCTTAATTTTTATTTTACGTTGCAAAGATAACATTATTTTCTGAAAACACCAAATAAAAACGGGGAAAATGTTTCACTTTAAACACTTTTTATCCCCGTTTAACAGATTTTAAGTAATAATGTTACTCCTAGCACTTGCCATTAGGTAATTTCTTACAACTTCCCCGATTTCGTTATTTTGATAAAATACCTTATCTGTGGCGAAATACTTTGTTATCTGTGATTCCAGATAACTTGCAGTACTCAACAACTTGCGTTTATAATTCGCTTTGCCATTCATTTGCAGCGAATAAATTAAACTGTTGTCCGTGTCTTTTATCGGGGTTGTCTTGTTATGTATATAAATAAAGTTGTTAAACCCCGTTTCTTTGTCTTCTACTTGAATAACGTTACCCTGTAGGGTCATTTCGTTAAACTGAATATAGAACACAAATAACACATCATTCGGGCGATATTTAACGGGTAAATGAGGATAAACCGCTAGTTCCCATTTACCGCCCGTAATCATCTGCAAATTCTGATTATCGAAACAGAAATATTTGTTACTGGCTTTCTGTTTAACAATCGTACTGCAATATTCTACTGCAACCGTTGCCCCGTGTTCACCGAATTTATAAATATCTATTGTGCCCTGTTCCATTACTCGCACTTGTTTCAATCCCATTTCGGTGAAATACGGGCAAAACTGATTTACCGTGTTACCCAACATAAAAACCTTAACATCGTTTCTTTGTCGGATAATCGTACTTAACAGATTCATATACAGCATAAATTCATCGGGCAAATAATAACGTCTTGTCAAGAACTCATCAAACACAATCGTAGTTATGTTCGGATAACTACTACTTTTTTCGTGTTCCTGTTCTGAAAGACAAAACCCGAAACAGAACGGCAATCTGTCGGGTACACGTTTTTTTGTTTCGGGGTCATAAGACGAAAGAAACCATTTACCCGAAATATAAAACACTTCATTGAATTTACCGTCTGTCAGTTCCTGTATTACACCGTTTGCAACGTGATTTGAAAATAAACTTTCGGCACGTTTGCCCCTTAAATCTTCACGCCAACGTCTGATATACGCCATTTGTTTTCCCGTCTTCAAATATTCTTTGATTCCATACAACAATGTGGCGTATGTCTTACCGTTGGAACGTTCACCGAATATTACGTTATAATCGGCATTCTTTGCCAAAATTCGTGAAAGACTGTAAAACTTTGGCGTTTCTTCTTTTTCTTTCTTCTGTTTCATATTATTCTTTCTTTAATCTGATACCCATTAAATAATTTATATAAAGAACTGAAAGACTTAAAGTGTACCCTGTCGGTTCTAAGTGTACGCCCGTTTTCGTGTCGTAACTTGAAACCGTGCCTAAATAGTCTTTTACCGTTCCCGTTTGTTCGTAATCCACATACGTATGTATGTTTTTCCCTGTTGCAGCTGGAGGTATGTCTAAATAGTTCGTGAAAGCGTCAAAGATTCCGTTTTCCCCGTATGTTTCCAGCATATACGGGATAGCAGATTTTTTGTTAACGCCCGATACCGTCAAACTGAAATCGTAACTTTTCCCGTCAACTGTAAGGGCGTTTTCTTCTTGCACCATATAACGTTTTGCTCCCAAAGTCTTAAAACGGGTGTAACGTCCCTCATAATCCCATACGCCCAAAGGTTTTGCTATTCCCTTAATTGTCACGGGTTCAACCTTTTCAAACGGTATTTTGTGAAATCTACAGGCTGCACGTAATTTTTGTTGTGCCAAATCGTTGTACGCTTTGAAATATGCTTTGTGTTCGTCCCCGTTCATTATTTTAACCGAATCGGTATCGCTATAAATATAATCGTCACCACATTCAGAAATACCCGTGAACAAATTTCTTCGCGCGTAGGCGGTAACATAAATACCCCACGGGTAAAACAAGAAACGGTTTTTACTATCGTTGTATTTGTTCAACATTTCCAACTGTTTTTCACCTGTAAGGTGTTCCACGTCCCACGATTCACCGTCACACAAAATTTCATCACGCAACGGGTTTGTAACACACATACCGTAACAGGAATTAAGCATTTCTTTTGAATTTAAATATTCTACTTCTTTTCCTTTTACGCCTTTTAGTTTCGTTTTCATTTCGTACAAATGTAGAATCGATTTAATAAATTCCGTTGGTAAATATTCTTTGCGATAACAAATCATTCGCCCGATTCTTATTTGTTCCCACGTGTAAAACTGTGAAAAAACCCTGTAATCTATTTCGGTAATAGTCATACAAATTTTCTTTGCACAAACCAAACGTCCGTTATTTTCTGAAACGTTTTCTTTTATAAAACACTTACTGACAGAAATTGGGTTTTCGTTTTCCGATTTGGCGAAAATGTTTGTAATTTCAACATCAAACACGCAACAGCATTTCGAAATCATAAATTCAAACTGTTTCATTGACTTAACAGGAACAACAACGCCCGTACTCATTGGAAACTTTTCTGAAACCATAACAAACGGGTAACTGCTAGTAAAATCGTACGAATCAACGTCCGTTATTATTTCGTCAGTATATTTTGCGTTGGCGTGCGTGAAACCGCCCGAAAACGCTCTTTGTAGCATTTCAAATTCTTCAATACCCGTTATGTTTAAGTTATGAATTTTATCCAAATATTTAAAGTTTGGAACGGTTTTCCCTGTTTCGGGGTCTGTTGTCTTAAAACATACAGAACGGCAATATTTGCGCACAAAACCCGTTTTTGTAATCGGTAAACGTGTTATTCCTTTGTACCGCTCAATTAATTCCTGTATGTAGCACATCACCACTTTTATATCATTCAAACAGTAACCAATTTCTTTCGGGGTCAACGGGGTTAAACTGTGACGCAACAGGCTATAATCTAAATCACCCACTAACTTTGCACATTTGTAGGTATGAAGTTGTTCTCCCAATTTCGCCAACGAATAACCCGATAATAAATAACTGCAACGGAACTCTAAACCGCTTTTTGTTATTCCGTAAATTGGTTTGCGTAGGTCTATTGAAAAAACCTTTTCCCATTCCAACAGTTCACGGAAAAATTGGAACTCATACGCCAAATTGTGAACGTATATAATAATACGTTTCTTTGGACAAAGTTCTAACAGGGTGCAAATGTCATCAAGCATTTTCAAAAATTCGTCCCACGTGCGCCCCATTATGCAGAAACCATTGATTCCAAATTGCCAAACATACATTAAAGAACACTTTTCCATTTTTGTTTCTTTTCCACCTAATTTCATATAACGGGCATAACTATATGTCTCCCCGTCCACGTCCCTGTAAAAAGACGTTGTTTCAATATCGAAAGAAACAGGCACATTTAAGAACTTTTCGCCCTTATTATTGCCTGTAAAATTCTTTTCGTTCACCGCCAAAGATAAAACTTTTGCAATATCTTTCGGGGTGTATATTTCGTTATGCAGTTCAAAGGGAATCTTTTTCATTATAAACCAAATTTTTCAAATTCTGATAAAATCTTTTTTAACGGTGCATCATCGTTAAAATGGTCAACACCATTTACAAACGCTTCTGATGTTGGCGAACTTGCTATTTGTTCCATTGCATCATCTAAGGCGTTTTCAATTTTAATCGCCTCATCTTCAATTTGGTCTGAAACGTCCCGTGATTCCTGTTCTAGTTCGCCCGTAAAATCTTTGTACTGCATCAAATAGTTTTCTAAGAAACGGGTATCTGAAACGCTTGCAATTTTACCTATCAATTTATCTTGCATCAATTTAAACTCTTCATCGTTCAAATCGTAAGACCTTTTTAAATGGTTTGCATATTCACGTGTACCACTTGCAGTTGATGTCGGTTGTTGCAAGAAAGAAACCGCTTTGGCGTACTCTATCTTTAAATCGTTCCAGTCGTGTTTCATTGAAAATTTTGTAAAACCTTTTATGTCGCCCTTATTCAAAGCAACAACAGCGGGCGAAATGATACCCGAATTTTCAACGTTTTGGATACGTCTGTTTGCCTGTTGAAACACACGGGCAATTTCTCTACGCAAATATCCACGTGATTCAATAGCGTTTAAAATTTGCTTATCAACGTGTATTTTGCCAGTTGCTGCAAATGTTCTTTTGGAAAAACCTATAGGGTTCAATTTTGCCATAACTTTACTAATTTTAAATGAAACAAAAACAGGGGTAACAATAACTAAGTACTGTTTACCCCTGTAACGTTATCATCTTTTTACCTACAAAACTACTTATCTACAAAGGCAATACCGTAACATTTTTTGGCGTGCGATTCATATTCATAAATCGTGTAACCAACTTTGTTTGCTTTGATAGCGTCCACAGCATCGGGGTTTGCTAAAATCTCACGCACCGTGTCACCTGTAAACTGGGGCAAATTAACAAGACGCTTATTTTCTGCGTCAATGATAACGGGTGAATCACCCAATTGTGATTTGTGAACGTACATACCGTTAATTGGGTGTACTACATCACTGCCACCGTCTTTTTCATCGTTGAAAATATCGGTTAACTTCACAAACGGAAAATCGGTTGTATCAATACCGAAACTAGTCCTATTAAAAGTACTAGCAAAACTAAAACCTTCTGGCATAATTTAAAACTTTAAAACGTTAAACTCTGTTACCGGTGAACGCCTGTTATTACTTAACTTCGTTCATACCGTTTGCGGCTGCAAACTCATTCAACCACTTCTTAAAGCGGTTCAACTTGATAACTGCCTTGACGTCCTGTGAAGCTTCGTTGCTAATCATAAGGGCGTTAACACTTGTAACGCAGTTAAAAATGGTCTCGTTAAAATTTTCGTTCATAATCACTTAATTTAAATTGTTAAACTTATATTGTTTCTTAAACACGGTGCAAAGATACAACGATTTTGCGAAACCACCAAATTTTTTTAGTTAAAAAGCCTTAAAGAATAAAATTAACTGTTGTTAACACTTGTAACGTTCCACGTGAAACACTTTGCTACATTCACCCTTTGTTCCACGTGAAACATTTGTTATCCACCGTTCCACGTGAAACATTATTTTTATGAAAGTTTAACAGTGTTAACGGTGTGTTAAATGTGTTAAATCGTGTTATGTGTTAAATCGTGTTAATAGTGTTAAATCGTGTTAATAGTGTTAAATCGTGTTAA